ATGTCCGGCTAACGGCCCGATCTATGCATGGGCACCGGATTTCGGTTTCCAGAACGCGCAAGTCATCAATCAGGCACCATTCTTCAATGGCGGCATCTTCGTATCCATGCCGCAGCAAATCCTTGTCGCGTGGGCTTCGACGGAATCGACGGGCGTCCAGGACTCGCTTGTTATTCGCTGGTCGAACCAGAGCGACTATACGAACTGGACCGTTAGCAACCAGACCTCGGCCGGCTCGTTCCATCTGCCGACCGGCTCCGTCATCGTCGGCGGCATCCAGGCTCCGCAGCAAGGGGTGATCTCGACTGATGTCGATGTCTGGACCATGACCTATGTCGGTGGCGTCGTTATTTTCAACTTTACCCGCGTCGGAAATGGTTGCGGTTGGATTTCCTCGCACGCCTGCGGCATCCTCGGCGGTACACCATTCTGGATGAGCAACAACAACTTCTTCACGCTCGGCTCAAGCGGCGTAGTGCCTCTACCTTGCACGGTTTGGGATCAGGTTTTCCAAAACCTGTCGACCACCAATCAGAGAAAAGTCCGAGTCGCGGTCAATTCCGCGTTCAACGAGATCGCGTGGTTCTATCCGTCCGCGACGGCCAGCGAGAATGATTCTTACGTCAAGGTCCACATCGAGGGCAATGAATACGAATGGGATTTCGGCACGCTTAGCCGTACAGCATGGACCGATGTTTCGATCCTTGGCATGCCGATCGGCGTCGACTCTACGGGTCTGGTTGTCCAACACGAGATGGGAACGGCGATCACGGGCGCCGGACTACCATCGTTTCAGACCGGTTGGTGGACGATCAGCGAAGGGCAGGACATTCCCTATATCGACATGATCATCCCGGATTTTGTCTATGGCCTGCGCTCGGGATCGCCAAACGCGTCGATCAACATCACCTTCTTTGGCGTCAACTATCCTGGCGATACGCCAACGATTTACGGTCCGTTTACGGTCACAGCGGCAACCGAGTTTATCAATATCCGCGCTCGCAACCGGTTGATGTCGGCGCTGATCCAGAGCAATGCATCGAGCGAGTTCTGGCGGATCGGCCGCATCCGGTTTCGTTTTGCTCAGTCCGGCCGGAGATAACGTCATGGCATTCGGTTTGGGCGACATCCTGCAAACGCTGCAACAGGGCGTTCAAGCGGTTAACAACTTGACGACACAGATTAAGACGACTTTCCCGCAAGCAACGACGTCCTCGACGTCCGCGCCGGCTACGCTTGGAACGATTACGTTTACCTCTTCGGAAGCTACCGGCTTTTTGCTGGTCGCGCTTTCGTCGGGCGTTACCGTGAAGTTCCCTTACTACCCGCAATAGGTGACCTATGGTTTCGACCTTCACCCCGAACATCCAACTCGAAGAGCCGGCGCGCGGCGACGATGTTGGCGTATGGGACACCCCGGTCAACTCCAACATGACGATCACGGATTTGGTGGTCGGCGGGATCACGACGATCGCCTTGAACAACTCGCCGGTCGTTCTTAACGCAGCGCAGTTCCGCAACAAGACGATCGTCTTTAATTCAACGCTAACCGGCAATGTCACGATTACGTTGCCCACTTCATTCACCAAAAGCTATGAGATTTATAATGGCTGCACGGGATCGAGCGCCTTCACGGTAACCCTTCAAACCACGGGAGCCGGAGGACAGGCGATTTGTCCTCCTCCGGGAGAGTTTATTGACGCCATCAATGATGGGACGAATCTCAAATTCAAGAATTTTGGCCGGATCGGCAGCTATTGGGATTATGCCGGATCATCGATTCCGAACTGGGTTTCGGGATGCACCGTCGCGCCATATCTCAATTGCGATGGCACTTCATTTTCGTCGGCGACCTATCCTACGCTCACGACGCTTATTGGCGTCAATCTGACGCCGGATGGCCGGGGTCGCACGCGTTTCGCGCTTGATGGCGGCACAGGCCGCATCTCGTCGGCCGCTGGCGGCTTCAGCGCGCCTGTTGTCGGAGGTTCCGGCGGATCGCAGACGATCACGCTCGGAACGTCGAACCTGCCGCCTTACACGCCGACCGGCGCGATCTCGGTCACTCCACCTGGATTCCTCGGTTTCACGGTACCCGGCGTTAACGTCGGTCATGGCGGCACAGCAACGGGCGGAAATGACTCGGCGCCATCTTGGACCTTCACTGGCAATGCGCAGGGCGGCGTCAGTGCACCTGTTAGCAACATCCCGCCAGCCTACATAGGCGGCCTAACCTTGATCCGCGCCGGGTAATTGAACCCATCAAGAAATGAGCGTATGCTCATTTCATGCCGCTCATCAAATCGGGAAGCCGGGCCGCGATCTCGGAAAACATTTCGGAAATGGTTCATGCCGGCCATCCGCAGAATCAGGCGGTTGCGGCTGCGCTTTCCAATGCGCGCCGCTATCGCGCTTCCGGCGGCATGGCTCCGGAAGGCCAGCATTACGCGGCGCGACAACTCTTCCGTGAAGGTTTCCTGCATTCGAACGTTCCAGGCCGGACCGACAAGCTTCCGATCTCGGTCAATGGGGGCGCTTATGTGCTGCCGGCGGATCACGTCGCGGCCTTGGGGCAGGGCAATTCGCTGGCCGGCGCCAACATCGTCAACAAGATGTTCAAGATGGGACCTTACGGCTCGCCGCTTGGCGGCATGCATGCCGCCGGCAAAGCGCCGGGCGCACATCTCAATCTGACGCCGAAAACGCTGTCCCCGACCAAGCCGCCGAAGCTGGCGCAAGGCGGGACGGGCAGGCTGACGCCGATCATCGCAGCCGGCGGCGAGATCGTGATCCCGCCCCACAAGATCGTCGAGAAGTACGGCGACCTCGATCACGGCCATAAAGCGCTCGACAAATGGGTCGTCAACACCCGCAAGAAACACATCAAGACGCTTCGCAATTTGAAGCCGCCGAAGAAGGACTAACCGATGGCATGCCCCTCGATTGTCCGCGTCGCAAAACCTGCGGACCACATGGAAATCTGGCGATTGTTTCTGCTCGGCCATCGCGAGAATGGCAAGTTCGCGCTGGCGCCGGAGAAATGCGATTGGTTCATTCAGCGCGCGCTACATCCGGAATTGATCCCTGATCATGATGCCGGTCCGAGAAGCGTCATTGGCGTGATCGGCGATATCGGCGCGATTGAGGCGCTCGTCTTCGTGACCATCGGCACCTATTGGTACACGGTCGAAAAGCATCTTGAAGAGTTCGTTGTTTACGTCGATCCGGAATGTCGCCAGTCCGGTCATGCGCGTGCTTGCGTCGAATGGCTCAAGTTGCAGAGCGACAAGACTGGCCTTCCTTTGATCACCGGCATCATCTCAACCCATCGCACCGAAGCCAAGGTCCGCCTGTATCGCCGCATGATGCAGCCGGTCGGCGCGTTCTTCCTCTATGGCGGCAAGGGAGCGACCAGCGCGTCAAGCGCGGCGTTCGCATAATGGGCTCCAAGGGCTCGCAGACATCGACGACCAACCAGAACCAGACGTATACGCCGGCTGGTGGATCGCAGATTCAGGGCGCGCTGACGCAGGCGCAGAATGCCGCTCAACTGCCGTTCAATATCCCGCAGGCGCCGGTTGCCGGCTTTTCGCAGGATCAACAGAACGCGTTCAACACGGTCAATAACGCGCAGGGCATGGCGCAGCCCTATATCAACCAGGCATCGCAGAACTTTACGCCGCAGGGCGCGCAAAGCTTCTTCAATCCCGCTGTCGATGCTGTCACCGCGCAGATGCAAAACATCTTCGGCCAGCAGCAGCAGCAGAACAACGCCAACCTGACGCAATCGGCCGGCGGCGTCGGCGCTGATCGCATCGCGGTGGGTCAAGGCAATCTCGCCAATCAACAAGGCCTCGCGGCGGGTCAGACCTATTCCAACCTTTGGAACAGCGCCGTCCAGCAAGCGCAGGGCGCCGGCTATGGTCAAGCGGCTCTTGGCTCCGAAGCGCAGAACGCCGCGTTGCAGGGGGCACAGGCGCAGTTGGGAACGGGCGGCCTGCAACAACAGCTCAGTCAGGCGCAACTCAACTCGCCCTATCAGCAGCAACTCGCACAGGCCGCTTTCCCATATCAGCAAGCGCAGTTTCTCGCCGGCATCACGGGATCGCTGGCACCCGCGCTTGGGGGAACCACGCAAGGCACGGGAACGACGACGTCGCAGTATAATCCTTCCTTGGCCGGCCAGATCGGCGGCGGCATCGGCGCGATTGCCGGCCCGCTCGGCTATGCGCTAGGCAAAGGCTCCGGCGGCCGGGTCCCCAGCTTTGCGGGCGGCGGCGGCGTCGACGAGGAGCCGATCGATATCAGCAAGGGCTATATCCCGACCAGCCAGCTCGCGAAGGCCATCGCGCAGATGCCGAGCCTCAACCTCAACCCGCAGACGTCGCAGCAACAGCAAAGCAACGCCGGCAAGGGCAGCAATTCGGGCCTTAACTCCGGGCTGATGTCGCTCGCCAAGATGGGAGGGCCTTCCTATGGCGGCGGCAGTCTGTTCGGCGGCGATGCATTCGGCGGAAGCGGGAGCAATCCGCTTGCCGGTCTTTCCGCGAGCGATTACGGCGCAGGCTATGCACGCGGCGGTTATGCCGATGGCGGCACGCCGGAGGATGATCCGTTTGTCGATCAGGCATGGCCGGTTGGTCCCGTAGGCGGCCCGACCTATCGCATGCGCGGGCTCGATCAGCTCGGGCAGGAGATGCGGGCGCAGCGTGGCATCGTCGATCCGCAAATCGATCAGCCATGGCCAACCGGCGCGAAGGGCGGGCCATCGGATGACTCCGATAGCATCAATCCCGGCGATCCTGTTCGCCTCCCCGGGCCAGAAGCGATGAAGCAATGGGCAGACGATGCCGATCGCGACCGTGCGCTTGGCTTGACCGCGCAGGGTTCGCCCGCGTCGCCTGCGATGAAGGCCGTAAGTGCAGCGGCGCCCGCGAGCGCACCCACGAACGCCCCGGCAACGGCTGCGCCGCCGGCTCTGGCACCAACCGCAGCCGCTCCTTCGACGGAGGCGCCGGCAAAGGAGGGCAAGAGCTTTGCGGGCTTCCTCAAGTCGCCCTATGCGGCTCTCACATTGGCCGGGCTCGAAGCGATGCGAACAGGGTCGCTCGCGTCAGGCATGGAGGCCGGCCTCAGTTCATTCCAGAAACAGACAAGCGTCGACCAAGCCGCCAAGCGGCTGGAGCTGGAAGCCAAGCATCACGAGGATCAGTACACGCGATCGACACCCTACCAGCAGTTTGAGATGAAGAAGCCGGTCCCGATCGGCCAGCGCGTCGACCCGCTGACCGGGATGCCGATGACCACTTACGGCTCCCTGCAACCAGATGGGAGTTTCAAACCGGTAGACGCCGCCGGCAAACCTATCGATGATCCCGGCGCGCTGCCGCCGAAATCGTCGCCGACACAAGGCTGGCTGCCGGGCACCAACGTTCCAGACAACGTCAACCCCGGCGTGCTCGCACAGACCGACGAAGGAACGGCGAACATGGTTCGCGCGATCGACGAAGGCCGCGCGAAGCTGACCGACGTCCCAATGCGGCAACGCTTCATGGTTGAGCGGTTGCTGCATGCCTATGATTCGAAATGGGACGGCACGATCTGGAATTTGCGCAACAAGCAGAATGGCGATCTGGCGACCAACGGCACCGCCGGCAAGATGCTAACCGCCGTCAACCAATTGCTGCCGCATCTTGCCACCGGTTACGATAAGGCCGTTGCACTGGCCAACAGCAACTATCCGGCGGCGAACACCATCAAGAATTGGTGGCTTACGCAGACCGGCGATCCGCGCACCAAGGAGTTTGCCACGGTGCGCGAAGTCGCCTCGATGGACGCGGCCCGGCTTCTGCGCGGCAGCGGTCAGATGGCCGAGAAGGACATCGAGGAGTGGCGCCAGAACATTGGGTCGAGTGGTTCTCCGGCGCAGCTCGTCAACGTGCTCAAGCTGCTCGGCGATGATTTGATCGGAGCGCGTATCACGTCGCTGCAACATGCCTATCGCCAGAACATGCGTCAGGAGCCACCGGAGTTTCTTTCGGCCGAGGCCAAGACCGCGCTTGAACGGATCAAGGGCGGCGGGGCCGGAGCGGCGCCGGCCGGGGGAGCGGCAAGGCCTGATCCTGCGGCGCGCTTTGGTCAGCTAACCTCCGGCGGCATGACGAAAGAGCAGGCTTATGCCAAGATGCACGAGGAGGGGTACTGATGGCCGACGACTTTGACCCCGCCGAATTTGGTGCATTCAAAGAAAAGGCAGCGGCGCCAGCCTTCAATCCAGCAGAGTTTGCCGCGACGAAGAGCGGGACTGGCTATGATATCGCTGCCTCGGGTGTTGCCGGCGCCGGTCAAGGCATGTCGAATTTCCTGGGCGCAGCCGGCGATCTCAGAAATCTCGCCTCGCATGCAACAGACGTTGCCGGGCGAACGCTCGGCGTTGATCCATCGAAGATTCAGACCATCAAGGACGTCGCCTCGAATATCGCGCCAGCGCCGCTTGCTTATGGCCCGACGTCGCAGGATGTCCGTCATGGCATCGAGGGCGTGACGGGCGAATTTCACAAGCCGGAAACGACCTATGGCAAGTATGCTCGCTCGGTTGCCGAGGTTGCCGCGAACCCTGCTAGCTATGTCGGTCCCGGTGGCGTTCCCGCCAAGCTGATTGGCGCGGCGGCAAGTGGCGCCGGCGCCGAAGCCGCCGGCCAAGCCCTTGAAGGAGAAAGCGCAGAAGGACCCGCGCGTTTTCTCGGCTCTCTGATCGGTGGCTACGGCGCCGGCAAACTTTCATCGACGGCGGCGAATATCATGCGCTCGCGCGGCATCCAAACGACCGAGCAGCTCCGCGATGCGGCGAACAATGCCTATGGGGCGGCGCGCGCTCTCGGCGTTGAATATACTCCGAGCAATCTTGTCATGTTGCGCGACCAAATCCGCAGGGACCTTTTGCAAAAGGGCCATCGGGCCGACAAATCCGAAGGGACCTTCAACCGCATCAAGGAATTGCCGGACCCGCCTACACCAGGGATTCCCGGCGGCAATCGCAATTTTTCCGACATTGAAGGCGTTCGCCAATCGCTCAACGAAATTCGCGATGAAGTCCATCCTTATACCGGAAAACTGACTGCCGATGCGAAGGCGGCGAACACGGCGATCAACCATATCGATGATTTCCTTGCCAATCCGCAGAATGCCATTCCGGCGCATCGCGGCATCGCGCAGCAAGCCGCAGAGCTTGCCGAGGAAGGTCGCGGCAATTGGGCCGCCATGTCGCGCTCGCGGCAAATCGAGCAGGCGCTTTCCAAGGGCGAGCTTAACGCGGCTTCCTCGGGCTCCGGTGCCAACATCGACAATGCGTTGCGGCAGCAAGTCAAACAGATTTTGACCAATCCAAAGCGCGCCAAGAATTTTACGGCCGACGATCGCGCCATGATGCATGATATCGTGGCCGGCAACCCCGTTCGCAACTCGGCGCGGCTCCTCGGTAAGATGGCGGCGACCGGCATCGTCTCCTTGGCGGGCATCGAATATCTCAGCCATACGATGGGGCTTGGCCCGGCCGGGCATATTTTGGCGCCTGCCGCAGGCTACATCGCGAAGAAGGCCGGCGATTACATGACACGCGCCCGTATCGGCCGCTTGTCTGAGAATATCCGAATGGATTCGCCGGCAGGCCGCGCCAATCCGGTTCCGGGCCGGCGGACCGCGACGCCATTTGTGCTGCGCTCGGCCGTAACAACGCCCTATGGCAATATGCGGCTACCAAATCCTTACGCGCCATAAGTGTGATGACATCTAGCATGAAATGAACTAACCCTCATTTCATGGAAGGATGTGCGCCGTGGCTGACTTGGTCGCGCTCAGAAAGGCCAACGCCAATCGATGGATGATTGCGAAACCGACCCGCAATTTCATCAGCATCGCGCGCGCTCTCGTCGCTCCATCCGCCAAGGCTCGCTATCAACTGGTGTCGACCAAGACCGGCGTTCCTTGGTATTTCATCGCCGTAGTTCACGAGCGCGAATCCTCGCAAAGCTGGCGTGCCAGCCTCGCACAGGGCGATCCCTGGGATCAGGTGTCGACTCATGTTCCGGCCGGACGCGGCCCTTTCAATTCCTGGGAAGATGCCGCGATCGATGCGCTAGTCGCTTGCGCGCCCTTCGCGGCCAAGAATACCGACTGGTCGAGCGGCGCGCTGCTGACCTTGCTCGAAGAGTACAACGGGCTCGGCTATGCCGGCAAAGGCCTCCCATCGCCCTACGTCTGGTCAGGGACGGATCAGTACAAATCCGGAAAGTATGTTCGCGATGGCGTCTATGACGCCTCGGCCATCGACACGCAGCCCGGTTGCGCCGGTCTGTTGATGGCGATGATTGCGCTCGACAAGAGCATCGATTTCGTCCGTCCCGCGATCACACCGACCGGGCCGGTTATCCCGGTTCCGGCGCCGGCCGCGAAACCAACCGGCTTCGCCGCTTTCGTTCAAGCCATTCTCTCCATTTTCAAGCGAGGCAAATGACCATGCTGCGAATCCTTCTTTGGATGATCTTCACGATCCCGGGCCTGATCTGCGCCTATGCGTTTTGGGTGCGCCCGGTTTTGGCCGCGATGCCGGCATTGCAGAAATTCTATGCCGAGGCGGATGGCTTCTGGGCGAAGGTCTGGGCGATCTGCGGCAAGTCGGCAACCATGGCATGGAGCTATTTCCTCGCCGGCCTAGGCATGCTCGTTCAATTCATCGATCCGCTCGCCGCCGCATTCGGCGATCCCGATCTGCATAATCAGGTCACCAGCGCTCTCTCCTCCGATCCGAAAATTCTCGGCTACTTCGCGATGGGCGTTGCCGCGATCACGCTGGCATCGCGGCTGCGCACGATCGGACGGAATCCATGATTCCGCTTTATCGTCGGGGATTCTCGACGCGCAAGCGTAACGAGTGGCCGGAGCGGATCGTCATGATTTTCATGATTTCCTGCGCATTCGGCTCTGTCATCGTCGGTTTCATGATCGCCGCGTATTGGAGGCAGTGAGGTGTGGCTATCGATCATGTCATTCATCGGCGGCCCGGTCATCTCGGGGCTGATCCAGGCGTACAATCTTCATTTGACGGCGACGACCAGCGACAAGACCATCGCGGCCGATCTCGCGGCCAAGGAGATCGCCGCGCAGCAAATCGAGATACAGGCCGATAGCGCCCTCAAGACCGCCGAGATCGGTCATCCATGGGAACCCGAAAAGCTCGCGTTTTACATCGTTCTCGTCTTCTTCGCGAAGTGCATCATTTGGGACACCGTCCTCGGCATGGGCACTACGCCAGCGCTCAAGGGCGATGTCTCGATGTGGGCGGGTCTTGTGATGTCATTCTACTTCGGCAAGAGGACGTTCGAGAACGTCGCGCGCATCATCAAGCGATAGGCGAATGACAGACTTTGATTGGGCAAGGCTCTGGTTGGAAGCAATCGGATCAGCGCTTTCCGCCATTGTCGGTTTGCTGGTCGGCATCTGGCGTTGGGGCAGGAACAACGCGTTGCAGGAAGTGAACGCGCGAAACGAGAACATCGCGAGGATCGACGAGATGAAAGCCGCCATCATCAAATCAGAGAAGTTGCAGGATGCCCGGCTCGATGATTTGGTCACGCAATTTCAGGAATCCTTTGTCGGCCTGCGCCGCCAACTCGATAATGACCGGCTACATACGGAACAGAATTTCGTTCGCAAGGAGGATTTCCGGGAAATGCTAAAGGAAATCCGGGAAGACATGCGCGACATCAAGCGCAGCCTCGCCGAAATGAGAAGCGGCAAGGCCTGATCATTAACCATTTTGGGTGTTGTCGTCCCATCCGGCTCCGGGGTATAGTAAGGTTCTCTTAACACTCCGAAGGGAAGCCGATGCCGCAGAACCATGCCGTCGACCTGGACCAGCTTGACAAGGATATGCAACTCGAAGGGATCAATCGTTATGCCGAGACGACATGGCATGATCACGTTCGGCCACAGGACTATGCGCAGCCGCAATATCGCGACAAACTTCCGGACTATGTCCAGCATACCCCCGGCGTCAGCCAGATCGGCGCGCTGACCGCTGCCGCTTCGGCCCGGATGTTCGAGGAGGCCGCAAGCGCGATCCAGGCCACGGCCGAGGAGCATAATCGCGTCGTCGAGTTTGCCGAGAGGATCATTGCCGATGCGCAGGCGGCGGCGAAAGACCTTATGCTTCTGGCCGGCGAATACCGCGACAAGGCAAAGCAGAGCTTCGAGACCCTGGAGAGTCAGGCGCTCTTGACGGCCGAGGTCAGCAAGACATGCGCCGAATTGCGAAAAAAGATTGCGGAAGAAGAAAAGCCGGCGTAATCATTCTCGCTCGCGGAGCCTCCATCGGCGGAAGACCATTCCTTGACGGGGATGGGGAACGCAAACCGCCCGGCATCGATGCCTCCGATGCCGGGCGGTTTTTCATTTTGCGGCTGGCTTCCCGCTGGTATTGAGCCTTCGCCAGTACATTCCGAACATCTTGTAAATCTCCGGCGCCCGCTCTTTGAGTTGGCCGCGTCCGGTCCCTATGCCGGCTTCCGGCCAGATCACGGTGCCCCCGGCTTCGAGGTGATTAAAGAGCCGCTGGAAAATCGGGATGACGACCTCAAGCACCTTGGGGGCGTCACGGTCGCAGAAGAAGGCATCGGCGTGCATTGAGGGGCGCCATTTGGTCGGGATGCCAACCGCGTTCGGCTCGCCGCGCATCTCATAGGCCTGCCCGCCGTCGCCCTTGCCGATCATGTTGTCGCCGAAGACGAACAACACTTCGGGCCGGGCGCGAAGCATCGCCCGCGTGATGAAACGCTCTGTTTGGAGGGGCATATGGATCAATACAAAAAGGGAAAAAGAACAAGCGCGAGCCCGATAGAGATTGCCTGTACTCTTCGGGCTCGCGCCGTTTCCGAGACCTCCCCATGTGGGTGCTGGGGTTCTGGGTTTAACGTCACCCCCCGAGATGGTCTCGAAACCTAATCAGGACCGCGTAAAGAGAGACGCCGCCCTGCCGAACAAACCGGCGCCGCCGCCGATCGAGCCGGCGAGGCGGTCGATTCGGGCAGCCTGATCTTCGTTGCTGATCTCGCCGCCGCAATTGCAGGAGAAGCTGTGCAACTGCGGTTGGGTCACCTCGAAGAACTGCATGATGCCCTGGAGCGAGGCCGGATTCTCAAGACCTTGAGCTTGAAAAGCCGGATCGCCGACCGCCAAAGCAAACGCCGTCCGCTGACCATTGGCAATGATCTTGTTGAGAAGCTGCGGCCCTTGCCAGTATTCGAGGCCGTCATAGAGCTGGAGAACGCCCTTATAGGAGCGGACCAGCCCGGACCAGTGCCTCAACTTCTCGATGCGGGTCATGGCCTTGACCGGAACCCGCGTAGCGGACGTTACCGCCGCTTCTACGTCTACGTGCTTCATAATTTTTTGACTTCCTCTTTTTTGAGCGACACGTCTCCCCGATTGTCCAGCTTCCGCGCCCGAAAGAAGCCGGCGAAACTCATTCTTTGTTGTTGTCGTTCGGCGTCGCGTGAAACGAAAGCCGAGTAATATGTTGGATTAATTCCGGCGATATCTCCGCGATCTGACGGATGGTTTCCGAGTCCATGTTTAAGAAGAAAGCCTGTAGCGAGATCGCGTGAGCGGCGACGCGCTGGATTGGGTCAATGGCTGCGACCGCGTTGGCGATCTGCTTGGCCAACATAAAGCGCAGGATAGGCGAAATGCGACCGGGAGTTATCCCGTCGAGGATTTCCCATGCGATCCGCGCAGAGGTGCGCGGATCGTTCTTTGGCATATCCGAGGGGTAGGTATGCTCGGCCACGTTTAGACGAAGTGACCCGAGCCGCTGCTAAAGGCGGACTTGCTAGCCGGCGTGGGACTCGGTGCCGGCTTCGGACTGGGCTTTGGATCAGACTTCTTGTCGTCAGGTTTCTCGGTCATAGCGCTTGGTTCTCCGCTATCGATTCCATTGTTGCGACGAGTTGCCGTTGCGTATCCTGGCTCCTGATCTTCGTGTAGGCTCGCAGAAGACGCAAACTAAAAGCGGTATCGAGAAATAGAAGGCTGTTGACTTCCTGCGCCTTCTTGTCCGAGGCGTTGTCATAAAAAAATGTAACAGGCACATCGAGCGCGTCCGCGATTTGCTGCAATCGACCAGCGGTCACGCGGTTGACGCCCTTTTCGTACTTCTGCACCTGCTGAAAGCTGACGCCGAGCTTGTCGCCAAGTTCGGCCTGCGAGACCTTCACTTCGACCCGGCGCAGCCGGATTTTTTTGCCGAGGATGTTATCGCCGCGCCCGGGGGCGCGGACATTGGGCTTGCCGTTCAACATCTGTTTCTTGGCCATAGTCCATTTTCCTATTTATGGCGGCCGTTGACCCTCTTGCGGACAATCTCACGATTTCGCTTTGAAATCGTGTTGTCATGCCGTTGCAGCCAAGCGGCAGCGAGCTTCCGCTCTTTTTCAATGTCGATGTCTTTGGATTTGACGACTTGGATGTCGTACCCGATCGCCTTGATGACCGAGCCCGTCGTTCTCTGAATGGGGCTGATTGTGTCGCCGTCAAACCAATTGTGCAGCGTCATAGGGTGGACGTTGGCAAGCTCCCCGACGAGTTCGAGCTTGTTAATCAAGCCTTCCTCTTGGAGCATGGTCTTGATCTTAAAGATCATCGGGTCCTTGCCGTCTTTGGTCGGCTGGTAGGTTCGGCTAAACAACAAACGCGCCATGGGGCATTCCTATATTACGGGAGGTAGTTCCAACCGCCTACCTTTTGCGGTCAATTTCCAATTGCCGTCGCCTTCGCCCGAGAGATAACCATCGTGCTTGGCGCGGTATAGAACGCCATCCACCGATCGGGGACTATGGCCTTCGCCTTCGAGCAGGCTGCACAACGCCGAGCGCGTCATGCGCCCTTCGGGAGCCGCCTGCATGGCGCGAAGGATCAGATTGGTGGTGCTGTCCTTGTTGCGGACCGGAGCTGCTGCATCCGGCGGCGCCGGGAGCGCCTTGCGAGGCGTAGGAACCTCTTGCGCCTGCAAGCCGGCCTTGGCCGTTTCCGTCAGCTTGTGCATACCTCGGCTGCCGGCATTTTCGGTTACCTGATTTTTCCGCAGATCGTCCAAAACCGAATTGAGGCTCGATGGTTTGAAGCCGTTCCGGGTAGCGATGTCCTTGAGGGCGCGAAGATGTTGCGGACCTTGAAAGAGAAAGCCAACGATGAGAGCCTTTAGGCCTCCGGCGCCACCCTTCTTGCCGGATGGAAGTGCCGGCTGCGGAGCTTGGCCATTTGTCGGAGTCTTCGGACGGCGCTTGCCGCCGCCAACGGAACGATCATTCGGATAGGCCGGTCGGGATATGCGGTCTGCGCGATCGCACCGGAGCTGGCAAGCAGCGCCAGCGCCGGGACCAGCGATTGAAGCAAGCGCATTCCGAACTCCCCCTCATGGATTGGATGGCGTTTTCCGAGTAGTCGCCCGCGATCCCTCCAAGAATGATTGCCCTCTCGCCTTCGGCTTGGCAATGTGTCCCGCGTGGAAAATAACAACCGGCGGGCGATTGATCGACCGGCCAGGGGAAACGCTATCGTGCCGTTCAGGGAGGGCGAATGACAACGCGCAGACAATTTCTTAAAGGTGCCGCCGCCACGGGGATCGCCTTCTGTAGTTGCGGCATGCTGGACGCAGCGCGCGCCCAGCCAAAGGCGCCGCGGCTGCCGGTCAAGGTCAATGGCAAACGCGTCCTGACCGTCGACGTTCATTCGCACTGTTATTTTCGTGAAGCCATCAATCTGATGGGCGACGACGCCGACAAAGTCTTGCCCCCGGTCAAAGGC